CTACAGTTAGAAAATACTGGCAACGCATTTAGAGTAAATGAAGTCGAAGGCTACATAAAGAGCCTAGAGAAAACTAACGCAATACTTACAGACCTAAGAGCGCCATTTCAAACACTGCTCAACTTAACTGGATCTGTAGAATTAGCCCAACGTTCATTAGAGTCTGCCTTAAACATTAGTGCTGGTACTGGTGAAAGTTTAGGCACAGTTGTATCGGCTATCTCTAGCGGTATTAGAGGTCAAACCAAGGCTATTAAAAACTTAAACACAGGTATTGATGCCAACATAATTGCTACTGGCGATATGAATAAAATCATGGAAGCTCTAGACAAACGCTTTAGTGGTCAGGCAGCAGCCAGGTTAGATACCTATGCTGGCAAGATGGATGTATTAAAAAAGGGTGCAGACGAAGCTACTAAGGCTATTGGTGAAGGCATAGTGGGTGCTTTAACCGCACTAAGTCAAGATAACAGTATTGAAAATGCAGCAGTCGATATGGAAAATTACGGAGTAGCCATTGGTAATGCTATTGCGGGTTTAGGTACTTTAATTGCAGATGTAAAAAAATTGCCAGGAGCAAGAAAAGTAACTGACGTTTTATTTGGCACAAACATATTTTCAATGTTAGGCAAATACTTTGAATTAGATCAGAAAGAAAATGCAAAAGACGATCCAGCCCTAAATAAAGCCAACATGAGAGAAAACCGCCTCAACCTTAAATTTAATAAAGAGGTCGTAAAATATAACAAGATATTGGCAGACCAATTAAAGAAAAAAACAGAGGTAGACAAGCTAGCCGAGAAGTTTGACCTAGAGCGCATAGGATTAACAAAGGCGCTTAATGAGACTACCGATGCTGAGACTAAATTACGTATCCAGGCTAAGTTAGCAATCCTAGATAATAATGAGGCTTTAGCCAAAAAAATTCTTGCTGAGTTAGAGGCTGCAAAGAAGGCGGCAGAGTTAGCCAATGCTTTTGCAAGTGCAAGTCAGATGTTGCTAGCACAGACAATGAAATTACAAACTGCTATGGACAGCGCACTTAATTCTATTTTAGCAAAGATCGCTACGGCAGGGTTTAAGCCACCAGAGTCACTTACTAGAAGCTTACCTTTAGTAGATCAATTAAGAGTAGAAAAGGCTGTCGAGGCTAACAAGGCGCTCAACCTAAGCAACCCAGCATTTGTAGCCAGCATGGCCTCAGAGCGCCAAGCAGTTAGCGCTATTAGCGGTGGTGGCAATCAATTTAGCCTATCCTTTGACACAACATTTACAGGCGATAGGTTCACCCAGTTAATTGCCGAAAGCCTACAGTTATCACAAAAGACAGGTTATAGCACCTCACCAGCAGGATCTATAAACCCATGACCTTACCTGTAGTAAATGCAATAATAAATTTTTCTACTGGCCCTGCTTTTGCCCAGGCCATGATTTTAGATACTGGCATATTAGATACGAACGTATTAGCGGATTCTGTAGCTGTAATTGTGGATGTATCAAATCAAATTAACCGCATAGATACCAAGCGTGGGCGGACCGCCCTTAGCGATCAGTTTGCAACAGGCTCGCTAACCTTACGCATTATAGATCAAAATGGCGACTTTAATCCTCAGAATGTAACTGGGCCTTATTACAATCTTTTAACACCTATGAAAAAGGTGCAGATCACTGCTACCTACTCATCGGTAACATATCCTATATTTTCAGGCTTTATTACGAGCTACGTAACTACTTATCCTAAAGAGTCTGAGGATGTTACATATACAACTATTCAAGCTGTAGATGCGTTTAGGTTGGCGCAAAATGCCCAGATAAGCACAGTGGCTGGGGCAACTGCTGGCGATCTATCTGGCACACGCATAAATCAGATACTAGATGAGATTGATTGGCCAGTATCGCAACGTGACGTAGATCCAGGCTTAACTACTTTACAGGCAGACCCAGGCACTAATCGCACAGCCTTGCAGGCTTTGTTTACTGCTACCGAAAGCGAATATGGCGCAATATATGTAGATGCCAATAATAACTTTGTTTTTCAGGATAGAGGTGTCACTGCTGGCTCAATAGGTGGCACACCCACAGTATTTGCAGATGATGGCACTGGCATAGATTATAGAGATGTAGCTTGGATCTTAAACGATACCCTTATATTTAATAAAGCCACAATCAACAGATTGGGCGGTACTGCTCAGGTCGCCCTAAATCAACCTAGCATAGACAAATACTTTTTACACAGCTACTTTTTAGATAATTTACTCATGCAGACAGATGTGGTAGCCCTAGATTATGCACAGGCTTATGTGGCAAGCCGCCAAGAAACAAGCATACGAGTCGATTCTATAGTCCTAGACCTACATACCGATAACTACAATAGCGGCATAATTGCAGCTTTAGGCTTAGATTTTTTTGATCCCATCACAGTCAAAACTACTCAGCCAGGCGGCAGTACCCTGGAAAAAACATTACAGATATTTGGGGTGAGCATGAGCATAACCCCGAACAGTTGGCTAACCAACTTTATTACATTGGAGCCAGTCCTAGACTCTCTAATTTTAGATAACAATATATACGGCACTTTAGACTATAATGTCCTCAGTTACTAAGGAGTAAAAATGGCAAAACAAACCTTTACCACGGGTCAGGTACTTACCGCAGCCCAAATGACTAGCTTGCAAGAAACAGCTATGGGCGGTGGCCCTGCTACTGCTAAAGTTGCAAGTTATGTTTTAGTTGCAGCAGACGCAGGTACTACTGTTGCAATGAACGCAGCAGGAGCAACAACGATAACTGTAAACACAGGTTTGTTTGCAGCAGGTGACACTGTATTTATTCAAAACTTAGGAGCAGGTGCCTGTACTGTAACTGCTGGCACTGCCACAGTTGCTACAGCGGGAAGTTTAATTCTGCCTCAAAACGATGCAGGTATTTTATATTTTACTAGCGCAAGCGCAGCGATATTTTACGATTATATCCAAGCTGGAGCAGTATCACCATTAACTACTAAGGGCGATCTTTATACCTTTAGCACTAGCGACGCTAGGCTCGGCGTGGGCGCAAATGGCACCACAATCGTAGCGGATAGTTCGCAAGCCACAGGATTGAAGTGGGCTGCTCCTGGTGGAATGACTTTATTAGCATCTGGAACTTTAAGTGGAGCAACTACAAGCATTTCAGTAACAGGAACAGGTTCATATAATTCATTATTAGTAATTGTAAGAGGAATAGATTTATCAACAGCAGCAAATGTGAAATTTGGATTTAATGCTATAGGTAGCCACCCTAATTTTGGAACTAATGCTACAACTTCGGTTTCAACTTCAACCAGCGATTTATTTTTGACCGCAGGTACTACAATGACAGATAACGCATTTTTAAATAATGTTTTTGCCATACAATTATTTAATGTTCAAACCGAAAGCCCAAATGACCAATATAAGCCATTTATATTAACTGGGTATTATCAAAATAGTTCAAGTGTTGATACTCCAGTACTTAAAGGCGGAGCAGCACAAATTGGAGCAGTTTCATCGGTTGAATTTGCAACTTCAACTGGTACTTTCAGCGCAGGCTCAGTTAAAGTATATGGAGTTAAATAATGACTAGACCAATGATCAGAATAATAGATGGCGAATTAGTAATTGACCGAGAAATGAACGATGATGAATTTGATAAATATCAGGCAGACCAAGCAGCACAGGCAGTAGCAAAAGCCGAAGCCGAAGCGAAGGCTGCTCAGAAAGCAGCCCTACTTGATCGACTAGGTATTACAGAGGATGAGGCAAGGCTACTTCTAGGCTAACGGCACAATCTTTAGGAAGTGTGGCAAATGAAACCGAAACTATGTGCAGCTGGTGTGCAGTTAAGAGATCAAGTTGATACATGGTTTCCAGATCGCAGCCGTAAAAGTCCAGAAGGATGGTTGGGTGATAGCCGCCATTCCAACAGAAAATCGGATCATAATCCAGACAAAGATGGGTGGGTCAGAGCAGTTGATCTTAATGCTTTGCTTGAGTCTACCGACAGCCTTGCACCTTATCTGGCTGACCAGATCAGAGTCGCAGGCAAATCGGATCCACGTCTACTTTACGTCATCTACAATGGACGTATCTGCTCAAAGATATTGAATTGGAAATGGCGTAAGTACAAAGGTATCAACCCGCACAAACGTCACATACATATCAGCTTTACAAAGTTAGGCGACCTAAATGGAAGCCCATTTGATATACCACTAATAGGGGGCAAGATATGAAGATAAGCAAAAAACAAAAGGCGATACTAAAGTCATACGCACGTGGCGTATTGGTGTCATTATTAAGTTTCTTGGCAAGTAATGAATTAGGTTTAGACCCAGCGCTGTCTGTAGTAATTGCAGCACTCGCAGGGCCAGCAGCTAGGGCTTTAGATAAATCCGATGTAATCGGTACTAGTGAGAAGTGAGTCCTGGCGAGTGGGCTGGCTTTGGCGCTGGCGTTATAAGCGTGCTATCAGCCGTGCTAATAGGATTACGTTTTCTAGTTAAAGGCTGGCTTAATGAGTTGCGACCTAATTCTGGAACTTCCATTAAAGACGCTATAGATAGAATTGATGAAAGAAGTTTTAATTTAGAGAAGCGTGTTGATGATCTCTTTATTTTAATCAGTAAGCGATAATTAAAACTATGGCAACTACTCGCAAGCGTAGAAAGATCAATAGGCGCAAGGTCCGCAAGTCACCTGACCCATTATCTAAGCTAGAGGTCTTTTATATTGCCAAGCACGAAATGTATAAAGCTGCACGCAAGGCAGGCTTTAGTGAATCTGTTGCGTTGTATTTAATGGATAGCCCAGAGTCTATGCCCGATTGGGTAGTAGGCGATAGGGGCATAATCCCTATGATCCCTACTCCTGATGAGGATGACGATTAAGCGTTGGCTAGTAATATCCGACCTACAGGTCCCTTATCATCATGAGGTAGCTGTAAAGAATGTAATCAAGTTAGCGAGGCGTGAGAAATTTGATTCTGTACTGGTGGTCGGGGATGAGATTGACTTTCAATCAATTAGCAAATGGAGTGAAGGCACACCTTTGGCTTATTCAGAGGACTTACATGCAGATCGTGAGCTGTGTAAGCAGATCCTTTGGGATATCGGTGAGTACAGTGCAGAGATGCACATTATTCGCAGCAACCATACTGATCGTTTATACAACACTTTATTAAAAGTACCTGGCTTAATCAATCTGCCTGAGTTGCAGTACCCAGCCTTTATGTCATTTGCTGAGATGGGCATGACCTACCACCGCAAAGCATATGAGTTCCACCCTGACTGGGTTTTGTGCCATGGAGACGAAGGCAACATGAGCCAACACGCTGGGATCACAGCTCTTAACCTGGCTAAAAAGTTTGGCAAATCAGTTATTGCAGGCCATAGCCATAGGCTGGGCATGAGTGCCTATTCAGAGGGCATAAACGGCCATTACAGGGCCTTATATGGGGTTGAGGTAGGAAACCTTATGGATCGTAGAAAAGCCTCTTATATACGCTATGGAAGCGCAAATTGGCAGGGTGGGTTTGCTATACTAGAAGCCACGGGCAAGACCCTGACACCGACCCTGGTGCCAGTTAATAAGGATGGCTCATTTACAGCATTAGGCAGACATTATGGGGCTTAATACAGAGTACGTCGAGCGCACCATCGACGATCACATCGACGACTTCGACGATATTAACGTTATCTAATCGTTATAAAAAAACTGCCCTAAATAATCCACAAGGTCACCCACAGGTGCAACACTATGCCTGTGCCACAAAGTATGTGTGCATAGATGGGGCTACAAATGACACTTGAACTAGCTGTGTATTTATTTATAGGGCTAAGTCTGGCGTATTGGCTAGTGCTAATGCGTGTTGATGATATGAAGCAAACACATTACTGGCGAGGCCGCAAAGATGGCTGGGATATGCACCGCAGGATGATTCAAAACAAGGCAAAGTCAGATGAGGTATTTGACTATGACAAAAACTGAGAAGCTGCTCGCAGATGTTGTCGATCTGGTGCATACAAGGGGATCGGTCTATGGTCACCCTTACACAAACCATAAAAGGATCAGTGAGCTCTGGTCGGCATATCTCGACCATCCAATTACACCTAGTCAAGTCGCATTATGTATGGCGCTCGTTAAGGTGTCTAGGCTTAGTGAGTCACCAAATCACAGCGATTCAATCATCGACTCTATTGCTTACCTTTCGATATACCAGACAGTCCTCGAAGCAGAGACTGATATCAACTACACATGGGGGCAAGACTAATGGCATTTGATTTAAGTCAATATGAAACAGTTGAAGAAAGATTAGAGAAGTGGTGGAAAGAAAATGAAGATGGGTCTATTCAGACAGAACTTGTTAATCGGCCAAATGCTAGTCCAGATGAGTTTGTGTTTGTGGCTCGCTTATACAGAACTACAGCTGATGCGGTTCCAGTTGCGACTGGTTGGGCATCGGAGATCCGTACTGGTTCTAGTTTTAATAAGTTTGCTTGTGAACTTGCAGAGAGCAGTGCAATCGGTAGGGCTTTGGCTAATTACATCTATTCAAAAAAAGGTGCAAGACCTAGCCGAGTTGAAATGCAGAGAGTTGCAAACTATTCACCACCAGGATCTAGAGCAAGAGCTGTAGAGAATGTGTTGCGTGAGTCTTTTGCAGAGGACAAGAAAGAGCCGACAGTGTGGTCAGTAGGTGATGTAGTTGAAGCAATACCTATGCCACCTAAGGCGCAAGAATGTAAGCATGGCATGATGATACTTAAAGAGGGTATCGCTAAGACTGGTAAATCTTATTATGGCTATGTTTGCAGTGCTGCAAAGCCCGAACAGTGTGAGGCTAGATGGCACAAACTAACAGCTGCTGGATCATGGTTTTGGGATGGGGGTGAATGATGGGGTATTTAGAGATCGTAGATGGCTCAGGTTATCAAGCACGTTTCGAAAATGACAAGATAACCATAGAGCCAACAACCGACAAATGTATGAGCTGTAATGACGACAGACTTATACATGATGGTAAGTATTTGGTATGTACTCAGTGCCATTGCAGGCAATAAGGATATTACCATAATGCACCCACGTTTCAAATG